ATCAACCGTTTGTGGCGGGGCCTGGCGATCCCAGGCCCCGCCGCAGCGGGAGGACTCCCATGCCTGCGGTGAGCATCACCCCCGACGATCTCAAGCCGTATCGACCTGACATTCCGCCGGATCAAGCGCAGGCGATGATCGACGACGCGATGGCTTACGCCGCTTTCATCGCGCCGTGCATTCTCGATCCGCGTTTCGAGTACGCCGCCGCAGCAGAGGCGATCATCAAGCAGGCGATTTGCCGCTGGTATGACGCCGGCACCGGGTCGATCACGTCGCAGACCGCCGGGCCGTTCGCCATCCAGGTGGACACCACAGTTCGGCGTAACGGCTTCTTCACCGATAAGGAAGAAGACCAGTTAAAGGCGATGTGCAACGCCGGCGGCGGTTCCGGCGGCGGAGCATGGAACTACGACACCGTCCCGGCGGCGTCAGCTTGCCACGCCGAGATTTGCTGCAAAACGTTCAACGAGCCTCACTGTTCGTGCGGGGCGAACCTCACACGTAACGGCCAACCGCTCTGGGATGGCTACGCGTCGTGAGTGCTTTCCCTCTGCGGTTCAACGCGTTACACGAGGCGTACACCCCTGGTGAACCGGACGGCCACGGCAACATCACACCCGGGTGGTTAGACCCGGTCGAGGTTGGCTGCTTCTGGTGGCCGCTGGACTCCGAAGAACCACCGGGTCCGCCTACCGGTTCGGATCGTGTCGTCGCAGAGCTCGCGCTCGTCGTCGACGTCAGCGTCGGCGTTGATCACCGCGACCGGTTCATCGTCGGGGCGCAACGCTTCGAAGTGACCGGCCTGCCGAAGAACTACAACTACGGCCCGTACGGGTTCGCACCGAACCGTCAGGTCGTCGAACTACGGATGGTCCGCTGATGCGTATCAAGTTCGTGCGTAACGACGCCGGGTTCGACGCTCTACGAACCTCACCGGGCGCGCAGGCGTTAGTCGCCGGCCGCGCTGAGGCGTTAGCCGCCGAAGCGAACGCGATCCCGTCGACGACGTCGCCGGCGGCGGCGGAGCCGTACTACGAGGCGTACGAAGCCGGCGACGAGCACCGCGCCCGCTACCGGGTGAGAACAACCGGCTTACGCGCGTCCCGCCACGAAGCGAAAACTCAGGCGTTGCTCCGCGCGCGCGCCGCGCAGCCGTTAAGTAAGAGCAACTAGCCGTGGACGACAACCTGCTGATGTGGCCCGATATGGATCGGGTTGCCCGTAAGTATTTGCTGACCGGGCTTGAGCAGCAAGGCATCACCGGTGTCCCGGTCGCCACCCGCATCCCGAGTCCTCTGCCCGACTGGTTCATTCGGTGCTTCGCGCTTCCCGGCGCGGAAGTCTGCCCGAGAACGCAGTGGGTGCAAATCATCGTTCAGGTGTACGGCACCGAGGACGAGTACTGCTCGACGCTCGCGCGGATCTGCGCGGCGGTGATGAGAGCGGCCCCCGAAATGGAGGTCGACGTGTACGACAGCGGCGAAAAGCTGCAGCTTGTGTCCGAGCCGGTCGAGAAGAACGGCCCGTTCCCGACCGACGACCCTGACCTGCCTGACCGGTCGCTCTATCAGGTCAACATCACCTGGACGGTTCAGTCCCAGGTGTTTTTCCCGTAACACCTTCCGGAGGAAAGAAAACCATGACCGCACCCGTAACCCCTACAGCGCACACGCTGTCGAAGAACACGTTCGTCGGTAAGCCGAACGTCACCGGCGGTATCTTCTTGCTGCCGCAGACCGTGACGCTTCCGACCGACGCCCTGTCCGATCGGCCCGCCGAGTGCATCCGTCTGGGCGGCGTCAGCGAAGACGGCTACACCTACATGTCGGAGCGTTCGATCGAGAAGCGCAAAGACTGGAACGGCCAGGTTGTCCGTTCGCTGCAGACCTCGATGGATGACATGTTCGAGATCACGTTCATCGAGTTCTTGAACCCCGAGCTGCTCGCCGCCCTCTACGGCACCGAAAACGTCACTGTGACGCCGGCGGACGCCACGAACGGCACCCAGATCGCTGTGCGGCACTCCGTGGAGATGCCCGAGCACGGCGCGTACATCATCGACACCGTCGATGGGAAGGTCAAGCGTCGCCGCTGCATCCCCGACGCGCAGCTCGAAACCCTGGACCCGATCGTCGAGAAGCCCGGCGAGTGGTCGGTGTACAAGGCGAAGTACAGCATCTTCCCGGACAGCCAGGGCTTCACCAGCTACGTGTACACCGTCCTCAACGACGCGACCGGCACCGTCCCGCTGAAGGTCGACGCGAAGGATCCTGCTGTCGCGGACGCGAAGGCCGAAGCGAACAAGGTTGCCGCCCAGGACGCGGCGGACGCGAAAGCCACCGCGAAGTAACGAGTCACCTCCCCGCGCCGTCCTTCCACCTTTGGCGCGGCGCGGGGAGGCTTCTCATTAATAAGCCGAGGGTGGAGCCAAAGGTGAACAAAAAGAATGACGAAAGATAAGCCCGACACCCCCGAAGCCGAGCCGAAGCCCGGTGACGCCGACTACGACTGGTCGCAGCACTACGACACCGAGAACCTGTACCTGCATACGTTCCCTGATGGGACCGTCGTCGGGTTGAAGCCGTTCACGGCGATTTTCTCGAAAACGTGGTTGTACAAGATCCGTTCGTTACCGACGAACGTCGACGTCGAGCTCGCCGCGATCGACCGGGGTTCGTGCCCTCAAGCGCGCGCGGTCCTCGAAGGGCTCGACGACACCGCCGACGATCCGATCGACGAACTCTGGAAAGCCTGGTCGACGTCGGACGTCAAGACCGGCGAAGGGCTGTCCTCAAAAAACTGATGTGGCTGGTCGAGCAGGTCACCGGGCCGCTCGCCGACGCACTCGATCGCGACCTGCGCTGCGACCGCCTCGACTTCGACTCTCTCGGCTGGCGTGGCCTCTGGGCGTATATCACCGCCGCCCCACCGGGCACGGCGATCTACCACGCCATTAACGAAGGCTGGACGATCGCCGACCATATCGCCGCCGAGCAGCTTTATGAGCTCCGCAAGATCGGCTGGCGGTACACGGCGTTGCACTTCGTCGGCGGTAAAGACGAGGCGTTCCCGCAGCGCATCCCACGACCCGGTGTGCAAGCCCCACCGGTCTACGACGGACCGACGTGGGAGACCGCGACGTTCGACGAGATCGTTTCCCCCGAAGTGCTCGAACTCTTGAGAGGAGCCCCGCCATCCCCGAGCTAGGCACCGCGTGGGTGACCCTCGCGATATCGACGCAGAACGCCGAACGCGACATTAAACGTGCGTTCGACTCGGCGAACCCTGAAGGGGCCGGCCGGCGCGCCGGTGAGCGTTTCTCGGAGTCCGTCGGCGGCGGCATGCAATCGAAGATGGCGTCCGTCGGGGCGGTCGGCGCGAAAGCGTTAGGCGGTGCGCTGACACTTGGTGTCGCGGCTGTCGGTGCCGCCGCTGCGGGAACGTTAAGTGCCGCCCTCTCGAAGGGTTTCGACCGGCTTAAGACGATCGACGACGCGAAGTTCAAACTCAAAGCGTTAGGTAACTCCGCGTCTGACGTTCAGGGAATCATGGATTCCGCGTTGGAGTCGGTGAAGGGCACCGCTTACGGCATGGGGGACGCCGCGACGATCGCGGCGTCTGCTGTCGCCGCCGGTGTGCAACCCGGTAAGGAACTCACGTCCTATCTGAAGATGACCGCCGACGCCGCCGCCGTGGCGGGGACCAGCCTCTCGGATATGGGCATGATCATCAATCAGGTCCGCACCGGCCAGGTCGCGTACACCGAGGACTTGCAGCAGCTCGCCGGCCGGGGCATCCCGATCTTCCAGTGGCTCGGCGAAGCGATGAAAGTGCCCGCCGCCGAGGTCAAGAAACTCGCCGCTGACGGCAAGATTTCGTCGGAGATCTTCGAAAAGGCGATCCGCGACAACATCGGTGGCGCGGCGCAGGCGATGGGGGGGTCGTTCTCCGGTTCGGTCGCGAACGCGCAGGCCGCGCTGGGCCGGTTCGGGGCGGCGCTATTAGCGCCGGCGTTCTCTCAGGCACCGGGCGGGGTCTCGGCGATCACTGATGCGTTAGACGGCCTAACAGCTTGGGTGAATAGCAACCAGTCGACGATCATCTCGTTCTGGGAGGGTATCGGCCAGGCGGCGATCACGACGGCGCAGATGACGTTAGGTGCGGTCGCTAACCTGACGTCGGCGTTCGGGAATCTTGTTGGTGGGATCGGCAACGTTCAGGGCGCGATGCTCAAGATTCAAGCCGCCGCCGCTGATTTCCGTGGCGACGACGACGAAGCCGCACGGTTACGCGCAGAGTCCGAAGCCGCGTTCGGCTGGGGTGAAAGCCTCAAAGAGGCCGGCGACAAGATGATGTCGACGGCGCAAAGCATGGATCGCGGCAAGGAAAGCCTGCAGCAGTGGGGTGCGGCGGCACGAGCGAATCAAGAGGTTCTCTCAAGGCTCGGCGATAACACGTCGGAGTCGGCGGCGAAGATCCGAGACGCGTTCAACGAGTTGCCGAAAGACGTGCCGATCAACGTGTCCGCACCCGGCGGGCAGGCGACTTACGACCTGCTCAAGCAGATGGGTGTTGAGGTCACCACCAACAACGATAAGCAGATCACCGTCGCTGCGCCGCTAGCACCGGAGGTTCTTGCGACACTCGAATCGTTGGGCATCAAGGTCACGACGAATAACGACAAGACGATCACCGTCACCCAGGTCGGTGCTGAAGAAGCCGGCGAGCAGATCGACGCGGCGGCGAACAAGGAACGCACCGCCAGCATCAGTGTGATCGCCAGGTACGGCGCGGGGATTATCGACAACCCAGAGATTCAGCAGCAGTTCCGCGACGACTTCCGCACGGCGTTCGGCGCACCCGTTACTCCTCGCGCCGAGGGCGCGATCGTGCCGGGTGCCGAGAACGGTTTGCGGTTCATCGACAAACCGGATCAGGCCGACATTTACGACGGTGCCGGCGCGGGAACGATCTTCGCCGAAGAGGAAACCGGCGGCGAGGCGTACATTCCGCTGGCACCGGGCAAGCGGACACGCTCGACGGCGATCCTCGCCGAAGTCGCGCGTTTGTTCGGCCTGAACTTATCGGCACCGACCGGTTCGAGTGGGGCGAGTCTTTCCACCGGCGGCGGTTCGGGGGATCTGGTGTCAAGTTTGGCGACGGCGGTCACCGCGCCGATCGTTAATGCGTTAGACCAGATCCGTAACGCACTCTCGTCGTCGTCGTCACCCCGGTACAGCAGGAGCTCGCCGCTGGCGGTCGACGCCGGCTTCGATTCCGCGTTGCTCTCGATGGTCCCGTCGGGCACGTACTCGCAAACCCAGGCCGCCGACCTGACGCAGGGGTTGGCGGACTGTTCGAGTGCTGTCGAGGATCTCGTCAACATGATGGACGGGATGCCCACCGCAGGTCGGGAGATGGCGACCGGTAACGCCGCCGAATGGTTGATGAGCAGAGGCTTTATGCCTACCGACACCCCGATGCCGGGAACGTTCCAGGTCGGGTTCAACAACAGCCATATGGAAGCGACCCTGCCTGAGGGGACGGCGTTCAACTGGGGCGGTGCCGAATCAGCCGCAAGTGGTGGTGTCGCCGGCGCGACGGGTGCGTGGGCGTCAGGGTTCACCCAGCAGTTCTACCGCCCGGTCACCGGCGCGATGAACACGCTCGCCGAGACCAGTCAAGAACTGAACACCGCGCTTAGTAAGCGGATCACAGCCGAAACCGATCTGACGACCGTCGTCGCCGATCAAGCCGACGCGGTGAACACCGTGACCGCCGCCGCGACCGAAACGAGCACCACACCGCAGCAGGGTCAGGACTTCTCCTCCTTAGGGCAGTCGTTGTTCTCCGGTGTCCTCCAAGGCATCGGCTTAGACGGCAGCGTGTTCTCGAACCCGTTCGAGTGGGCCAACGCCAAATCCGGTATGGCGTTAGCTAACTGGGGTGGCGGGATCCTGCAAGGTTTGATGGGTGGCAGCGAAACCGAAGGCGGCGCACCCAGTGTCGATCTCGGCGGCGGCAGCCTCGGCTTACCTGGCTTGCCGAACATCGCGGACTTCATTAAGCCGCTACCGGACGGAACGATCACCCCGCAGCCGGACGCCCCGCATCAGGGCGGCGGGCAAGCACCGGGCCCGTCGGGTCCGTCGGTCGTCGTCAACGGCAACCTTGGGGTTAATCCGCGCGACTTCACCCAGCGCATCGACGCGCACCAGAACCAGGCTTATC